GTTCAAAAGAGGAATCAGTTCCAGATTTTTGATGGATTCTCAATATTGCAAACTTAATTTCAGAATTCGATACTTTCGCCCAGTCTGGCTTACTCTGATAAGATGATACGTCAATTCCTTTAATTTCCATATTTTCTCCCTTGCACGTATTTTATTTCACTATTCCTGGTTTTGATTCTGTTACTGTCCCATCCTCATTCAGTACATAGCCATCCTTTTGAAGTCTTTCAATTACCTTCTTATTCCACAGCTCAGGAACATCTGTCCATTTTTTCAGCCCATTGATTACTCGTTCTTCGAAAAATTTAACCATTGTTTCCACCTCCAATGCCTGCAACTAAAGTAGCCAGTTCATCAAGTGCCGAATCATGCGTTGATACAAGTTCAGCCAGACCGTCAATACCATCACCATTAATTAGAATTTTACGATTAGATTCCGCATTAAGCATTTGCATCACCAAGTCAAGTTTTTCAGACATTTCATTCAGTCTGTTTGAAACTCTATTAATTGCTTTATAAATATTTGCAATTTCCTTTTTATCCATATGCACCTCCTGTTCTTAGCCATTCAGCTATAAATAATTCATTAATTTACTAGGATTTTAGAAACATAAGCAAGGGGCGAGGCTCTTTTCTTGACCGGCATCGGCGATGTTCACATTCCCTGCCGCATTCACAGCGCAGAAGGACTCATTGGCACTGCGGCAAGGCGAACGGCTCCACCAAATCCCAGACACATAAGAATTGCTAGTTCGTGGGCTTTTATACCTGTTTGCGGTCGCATTCTTAAAGTATTGATACTGTGTTCCTTCACCTCCAAAAGAATATGGAATGTTACCAAAAATTTCGATTTCAGATAGTAAGAACGCATAATCGTTTGAAGTCTTGATCGTACTACTCTGACCTCCCCCAGATGTCAGCTTTTTAACCTGTTTCATCATGCTTTGGACATAAGCAGGTAAACATTTCTTGTACACATTATTACACCATGTACGTCTTTCACAACCTTCCCAACCGCCGCTATTCATATCTGAGCTATTCATATAACCACATTCATGAGATGCATCGAGAGAATCGTTATATTCTGTCGTAGTGTCTAAATACAGCAGGCGTTCCGTCTGAATTGTAATAGCGGCTTTGGCCTTGCCATTGATAGCAGTTACCAAGTCGTCATGTTCAATTCCGATGATCACATAAGCATAATCATTTGCTTTGTGTGACTCACTCACGCCTGTTGCATCCATAGCATTGTGATGGATGGTTCTCTTGTCGCCAACCGCCCAATATTCGCCAATATTGATTTTACCTGCGTAGTGCGCTTTAATCATCCTTGCTATTTCAGCATCCGTTCCGTCAGCGAATGTGACAATCTTCAATTCCCCTGGTTCACCGAGAAGTCTGTTTCCTGTATCGTAGTTGTATACGCCATCAGTGTTGTATGGGAACAGCACGAAGTAATATTGTTTGTCGCTTGTTAACCCTGTGACTGTATAGCCTGTGGTTTTGTATTTATCTCGAACCGTATTATCAACCACAAGCGTTCCGTCATCTGGATTTGCAGGATAGCCCGTTTCTTTCATTACAAGTTTTGTGCCAGCCCATGTAGAAAATGTTGAGCCACTGATTACCGTGTTTTCAGGGTCTTGCCATTTAATTGTGACAGATGTGTTTGCATTTTCAATTGTTGGGTTGTTTACGGGTTTAGGGGTAACGGTCACGCCTCCGCCTTTTGCGTGGAGTGTTCCGTCTTCGTCTATGAATGTTGTCTTACCGTCGGGCTTAACCTTGCCAAGAGTTTCAGTTGTAGCAATCGGGACAGTCGCATCACTTCCCCTGTCTCCTTTTGGCCCTTTTATGTTGACTGTTTCGGGATTGGTGATTCCATCTGTGTTGCTCCAGCTTATATTTCCATCGGTGTCCACACTTGGGACGAATGTAGTGCCCTTGTCTCCTTTAGGCCCGGCGCCCCCAGCCTCTCCCTTTTCTCCTTGCGGTCCAGTATCTCCTTTTGCGCCCGTATCGCCTTGCGGTCCGGTAATATTTACTGTCTGGGGGTTTTCAAGTCCCCCGTCATTACTCCAACTTATATTCCCTTTGCTGTCTACAACAGGAGTGAATGTGATTCCTCGCGCACCAGTATCTCCTTGCTCGCCTTTTGGACCAACTGGGCCTTGCTCGCCTTGCGGCCCGGTATCGCCTTTTAGACCTTGTGCCCCCTGCTCTCCTTTTTTTCCAGGGTCTCCTTTTACGCCTTGCGGTCCCGGGTCACCCTTTGGGCCTTGTGGACCAATTGGTCCCTGCGGTCCTTGTGGCCCTTGAATCTTGCCGGCATTGTTCCAATTTGTGCCGTCAAAAACCCACATTTCTCCATTTATTAAATACGCGTCGTTCTTCTCTGCGCTCAAGGGGAGGTCTGACTCAGATTCTTTTGTACCAAGGATATTAAGAGATGTTCCATCATTTCCTTGTTCACCCTTTTCTCCTTGCGGGCCTTGTGGACCAACTGGTCCAACATCTCCTTTATCACCTTTTGGACCCGGCACTCCTTGAGGCCCTATAATATTTCCAACATTTTCACTATCACCATCTGAAAATGCTATTGTCAAATTTCCATCTACGTCGATACTGACCGCTGTGATAGAGACACCCCTCAGCGATTCTTTCTGCTCAGGTGTCAGCGATTCAAATGCTACGGTACCATCCGCACCCTTTTCTCCCGGATCACCTTTATCTCCTTTTTCACCCCTTGGACCCTGCGGGCCAGCAGGACCCTCTGCACCTTTCTCCCCTCGCTCTCCTTTTTCACCTTTGGGGCCTTGCGGACCAACAAATTCTCCGGCATTAACCATCTCTGAAATATCCTCAATGGAGCACAAGCGCCTTACATCATTAGCTGCAAATGCAATGTATAAGGCTTTACCAGATGGAACAGACGGGTCATTGCCAAGAATCGCAACGGGCTCTCCGGGACGAATTTTCGATGTATCAAAATCGGCGTACATACCCCGTCGGAATTGTATTGTATATGTATCGGCCATATTAGACTTACCTCCTTATGAAAGGAAATTATTTTTTATGTAATCCTTTACGGAATCAAGATTTTTCTGCACATCGTCATTCATCACAAGGAAATTACCTTTATTATTCTGACTGATAATACTTCCTGTATTCTCATCTACTTCTGAATATGTATATGCAATTCGACTTCCTTCTCCAGTGCTAAGATTCATAAAACTTGTTAAAATCTTCTTCATGATATTACCTCCATTTGATTGATAATGTTTAATCTGTCGTTAATAAGCTCTGATTCATAATCTGGTTCCGAGACCTCTGTTTCTTCTGACTCATAATTTGGTTCCGGGATTTCTATATCTCTTGCGTCTGTATAAGCCGTATCTCCCGGGTCAGTAAATCGCATATGCTCATATTCAGCTTGTCTTGCTTTGATTTCGAACGAAAATTTAAGTCCCGGAGTTCCTTTTACAACAAAATAATTCTGCTCTTTCTCAGCTATCCAGCAGTCGCCCTCTCCTTCTCTTTGCAAGAACACATAATATTTAATGCCGACATTCGCAGATTCCTGAAAGATATCATCTATGTCAATCATACAAGTCCCGTCATCCGATATTACAGATTCACCGATATCTCCAAAGAATGGGGTTGGCATTTCATAGCAGTAAAAGAGTTGCTCATCATAGTCTACCGTCGAAACTGATCTTGATTTTGTCCCGCTTACTTTCAACTTCCCTCTGATAGAAGCATCTGCAAGGTCCGTTCCCGTTCCGATGCTATAGAAATGACCACTGGCTTCTACGTGTGTGCCTGCTTTAACTTTTCCTGATGCTGAAACACTGCTCGCTGAAACACTGCTCGCCGAAACGCTAGTATTAAACGAGGCTGAGCTTGCGTGTACAGTTCCTGTATAAAGATTAATTCCTCTGATTCGTGTTCCGTACAACGTGCCGTACCCCGGAACATATACTCCTGTGTTCGTCTCAGAATAAATCTCTCCAGATGAAGCGTCTAGTATTACTTCTCCATACGTGCCACTTGCTGAAAGCTTTTTATGTCCAACTTCCCATCCTGCTAATTCACCTGTGTTAATATAATCGGCATTCATGTACACATTGCCATTTGATAGATACAGACCTTTATTACTGCTGTTATCGCTTAGCACATCAATAATCTCTTGTTTAGACATTTTCCCTATGTCGAGATCACTGAGTGCATTGTCTGTATAGCGATTCGCATTCGATAACGCTGTCGAAGCTTTATCTTCCGCAATACTATATATTGTATCACCGTTTGTTAACGCAAATGTATTAGGCCTGAGCGTAACATTTCCGTAGTTATCAATCGCAAATGTTGATACTCCAGAACTGTTTGTAACGTTGATGTTCTTCAGATTAATCAAATCAGCTGAAATCTGGCCGGACTTAATATAGGAAGCATTTATATACAGATGTCCGTTCTGCATATAAATTCCCTCTTGCTTACCGTTATCCGTTAAAGCGTTAAAAACTCTTTCAAAATTGACAATTTTTTCAGCATCCAGTTCCCGCCAAGCGCCTTCAGTCCCAGAAAACATATATACCTGGCTTGTAGAGAAGTTCATGAATATCGAGCCGTCATGCTTTTCATATTCTTCACTTTTCCATTCAGATGCCGGATAATTCTGCAATGTTGGTGTATACGTGCCATAATAGTTCGGGATAGTCACATTACGAACTGACCCATCCACAACGTCCTTGGCGATCTGTTCAATAGTTTTACTTTTTAGCGTAAAGTTTTCGACTTCTAATGTGACAGCACCCGTGTCAGCATCTATTCTTAATGTCGTATTCCCGTTATTGTCTTTCGCTGTGAAACCTCTTGTATTAATCCACTCTGATTGAATGCCAATGGCGTAAAGAATATTCAGGACAGCATCCCCATTACTGTCAAAGCCCGCTTTCCAAGTCTGGCCTCCGTCCACTGACAAGAAGAATCCATCGGCACTTGCCTTATAGATTACTTTAGAATCAGCAAGTGTAGACTTATCATGCCGGTACGTAATTACGGAACCATCTTCTTGTACTTCCTCTGTATAGAAGAAACCCAGCGTGTTCGCTGCAAGCTCGTTCATTTGTTTGAGCTTTACGTCATAGGCAGATAGTTTCTTCTCTATATCTTTTTTTGACTGCTCTACCGCTGCTTGCTGACCACCAATAAACTCACTTACATCTTCTTCGGCACTCTTTGCACTACAGCTCCATGATGTTGAGCCACCGAACACAAATTCTACATTAGTTGCAAATGATCTAAAAACACGATTTTTAGTGTCGATAAATTCGACTGAATCGCCGAAAGTGGCGTATCCGTTGGCAATTCCATCACATGAAAAAGGACGCATTCGCAAACCGATTAATTGTTTTCCAATAGCTTCAACGCCTGCCTGCGCATTTCCTGACAGCAGCTGGTTATCAATAGTAATTACATAGCCGTCCTGACCCGACATATATTCGGTTTCATCTTCTACATATTTGACGCCTGTTACAATAACATCGTCTACGTCATATTGTAGATTCTGGATTGAAAATAACGCGTGATAATCATTATTACTTAACGTACCACCATCAATTACAGTCCCTGTCGTCCACGGTTTAAGCGTGCCGCCATCCAGATTATCGCCACCTGTCCAATTTTTTACTGCTCCACCATCGTAAATAGTCGTATTGGTAAATGTCTTATCAAACGTAATAATCCTAAGTAAGTCATTTTCGTCGATTCTTGCATTTCCACCAGCTATCCCGGCACACATTCCGATTACTGTACGGTATGTCGCATTAGATGGCGCTTTCTGAATCTGAAAGTCCGCATTTGGAAACATTGCATCTCCAAGAGTGATTCCACATTGCTGACAGCATTCTGAGAGCAGTTCCTTGACTGTACAAGGAAAAGACAGGTTAGAATCATATGTCTTATCAGCATTGTGCATTTTATCTAAGAGAGAAAGACTTATTTCGCTCGCCGTTGCAGGCTTTTTCGACACAATGTAAGTACCTCTCTTTATAGTTTCTATCCTGTCGGATAACTGCACATTGAGAAAGATAACAAACCTTGCGGCGTTAAAATTATATCCGTCAAAGCGTCCGTCATCATTTACCAATGATAAGCTTGCCGTTTTTTCTATTGCTACACCCACCGGAAAGTCCCCGGAGTCTGCTGAATCTACAAGATTATTTCCAGACAGGTAAAAGTCTTTTTTACCTAGCTTAAGAGTTGCACCATTTGACAATGTAACATTTGCTGTCACGTAATAATTTCTGTTTGTAAGAGATTCTTTCTTCAACTGAGTAGATACATTTATCAAATCGGCTCAATCCTCCTTACATTGATAGACAAATCCGTCCACTTTTCTTCCCCATCTTTCAGAGTTTGCGCAGCCATGTTGAAATTTGATGCGTAGAATGTTCTGTCTATCCATCTTCCCGGAACAGTTGGGTCTTTATGGTGGAATGTGAATTGACTTTTGTTAAGTACAGTATTTAGTATGGTTGCTATTTCAGCCCATGTAAGCTCGCCCCATTGCATGTCATACCCGCCAATTGTTCCCATTGGTGTATTGTGCATAATCAAATCCTGACTTCTTTTAGAGTCTTCCGTAGAAGTGGTTGCGAACACCGGTTTGTAACTATCCGGTGCTCTTATAACAACGTTGTCTATTTCAAATTGTTCCTGCGGCATATTTTTCTCCTTACGCTAACTCAAATGGGTTCTTCCCATTCCGGTTTCTTCTCATTTCAGCTTCACTGATAATAATATCTAACAGTTTTCTGCCAGATGCATTAACTGTAACATTGTAAGTGTTTCCATCTCCCTGTCCTTTTCCTGACTCTTCCCGGACGATCTGACGCAACAGGCTTTCCGGTGCTTCCAAGTTATTACCTTTTTTCTGGTCGCCTAATACCGCAAGGAATTCGCTTCGTGGCGGAATAACTGCACCACTGGCCAGATACGGAATAGTTCCAATACGTGGAAATGTTGCATGAAATCCAATAGTCTTTGAACCAAACGGTGTTGGAACAGTCCAAGGCCCAAAGGAGAAAGCCGATTCAATTCCGCCAATTGCATTATTAATCATCCCAACTGCATTATTAACAATGCTGATTGCCTGATTAATCGGAGCTTTAATAAAATCCACAATGCCTTCAAATGCAGATCTGACTGCATCTCTGGCGGCATTAAACTTATTAGTGATAGCATTTTTTATCGCTTCTACTTTATTAGACACAAACGTAGCTACGTTTTCCCATGTTCGGGATGTCTTGTTCTTTACGCTGTCCCATACGCCTACAACTTTAGTTTTAATTGCATTAAATACTGTGCTGGCTGTGGATTTAAGAGAGTTCCAAAGGCCAGAAAGTGTCTTTTTGATTGCGTTCCAGATTGTTGAAGTCAATACTTTAATCGCATTCCAAGCAGTGCTGATGATGCTCTTTATTATACTTAACGCACCTTTTGTTACGGTTTTAATTATCTCCCACGCACCTGACACAACATCTTTGATAAAACTCCATGCTCCATCCGCAATCTCTTTTATTCCCTGCCAAGCCAGTTCCCAGTCTCCTGTGAAAACGCCTACAAGGAAATCAATGATTCCGCTCAGAGTGTCTGCTACATCACCAATTATTTTAATTAATGATTTTATGACTTTTATTGCTACGGTGCCTACAACGTTAATTACTTCCGCCATAACTGGAAGCAAATTCGCAATTATCCAGTTAATTAAAGGCACTAACACCGATTCCCACAGAAGCTTCAGGGAATCAATAAGTTTACCGAGGAAAGTCTCTATTTTTAAAATTGCGTCCCCTAATGGTCCCTCTAATAGCCCTTTGATTTGTTCTGCTAGTCCTTGAAAAACAGGAAGAACGTACGTGTTATATCCAGTTATCAGAGTTCCAAATATGCTTGATAGTCCATTTGCTATAGAATCAAAGAGCGGCTTTACGTGTTCATCGTATAACCTTGATATTGCGTCGCTAAGGTTTTGAACAACTGTTAAGACGCCGCTTGTTACGGTTTCTATTACTCCGAGACTACCCTCGATTGCTGACTTTAAAATGTCCTTGTTGTCGATAAAAGGCTGCGCAATCATGTTAAGGATGTCTCTGCCAAGTTTTGCAGCCGTTTCCGTAAGAACCATTCCGATTTCAGCAAAGATTCCGATTAAATCTGCTGTGATCTGTTGCGCAGTTTCTCCACCGAAAACTGAGAAAACATCAGCGAAAGCAACTGCAAGATTTCCACCTATTTGTGCAATTTCAGAGCCGATATTGAACATATCTATCAGATAGTTCTTTATTCTTTGCGTGTTCTGCTTTAAAAACTTTTCGATTCCGCCTATAATGTTTTGCGCAATTGTTAATCCGATTCTGGCAAATGAGCCGGCAACTTGTCCAATTGCATACGCGTATGAGTCCAAGAATTTATTTGCTGCTTTAGTGACTTCCGGGCCGGCGAAGATATCCTTTAAGGATTTCCATATAGAATCAAGGTCTTTCTTTATTCCGTCAAAAATCGGCTCGTAGTCTCCTAACCCATCCCAGAATCCTTTTGCGATTAACTTAGCCAACTGTTTAAATCTGTCGATTATCTTTTTTAGCGGTTTTGACATTTTATCAAGAACTGTCTCACCCTCTGCCAACTTTCCATAATCAACATTTTGTACAGCATCTTTCATCTGGTCTGCAAGTCCGCCGGTTGTACCCGGTACTTTTGACGATGAATCCGCACTTTTATCCGTTGAGTAATTATTTATTTCGTCGAGAGGACTAAGATATCCTTTTGCCGCCTTAGTAGCTTTCTTGGTTGCGTCCGCTGTATCATTTGTTGCATCCGCCAGCTTTTCGGCATTGTCGGCAGCATTTCCATATTGGTCTGCCGTATCAGCCATTGCATCTGTTCCGACAAGACCTGCACCACTTGTGCCTGTCTGGCCAGATGATTTCTTTCCGGTGATTAATTCTGTAAATGACTTGAAGGCATTTGCTAGAGTTGCTAACTTACCGAGCAAGATATTAATAACTTTCAGAACAGGAGTGAAGAGATTGATTAATCCCTGTCCAACTGTCGCCTTGAGAGATTGCAGCTGTAACTGCATTACTCTTACCTGGTTCGCCCAGCTGTCTGAAGTACGGATGAAGTCTCCAGATGCAGCTGATAACTGTTTCTGCACAAAAGCCAAACGAAGAGCCACTTTCTCCTGTTCTGTCATTTCAGATGTGATTTTGCCGTAGCCGTTTGCAAGTGCGTACTGGTCAAGGGCCGACTGGGTCATTACCACGCCGAGATCCTTGAGCGTTTCCGTTTCACCCGTAAACACTGATTTCAGTTTAATATAAGCCAAGTCCTGACTGATGTTATAGAATGATGCCACATCACCAGTCAGCTGTGTCAGAGCTGTTGACATGTCGTAAGCCTGTGCTTCTGAGAATCCGAACGACTTAGACATTGCTCCGAACGTTCCGACATACTGTTTTGCCATGGTCTCAGACAGTCCAGCAGAGGTCATGGCGTTCTTTGCAAATTCATTGACCTTATCCGACATGGTCGTAAATGTAACATCGACCACGTTCTGCACTTCTGCCAGATTGGAACCTAATTCAACACACTCTTTTCCAAACTGCGCCAGCTTTCCGATTGCAAATGCTCCGCCAATCAGCACGCCTATTTTTTTTACTACGCTGCCAAGTCCATTAAAAGACTGTCTGATTGCTGATACGCCGTTTTGTACACCTGATGTGTCCATTCTGGTATCAATAATGACTGAGCCATCAGCAGCCATGTGTCCACCTCCTAACTATTTGAGGTTCAACATCTCATTCAGCTTATCTTTATAAGCTTGCTCCTCGTCGCTGAGACGTGTTTTTATGTCAATAATATTCTTATTTTCCTGATAGAATTTCTTTTCCCATTTATCGAGTTTTTCACCCTTTGCCTTTTTTGACCGGATTCCAACAACCGTGTTGAACAGGCATTCACCAGATTCCATGAAATATCCGAAGAATGTCCACCAGTGCATGTACGGCACTGATCTGATTTCTTTACCGGCAACCTTGTTTACCGCCGGAACAATCATATCTCCGTCTTGTTCCCAGTCCATCAAACGGGGTTTGGGCTTATTCGGACTATCATTAACTTGACCACAGTCAATAAACTCACAAGCTTTCTGACAAGCTTCTGTAAGATGTTCTGGGGGTATACTTTGCCAATCTTCGAACAAAATCTGCAACATAACAACTGCTTTCGCTTGTTCGTCCAATTCTGGGTCATTCATAGCGATCAGAATATCAATAATTACTCGGAAATCCGTTCTGATAGAAAAATCCACCCCACTGATATTTAGTGAGGTGGGTAACTCATAGGCGGTCATTTTGTATACTTCTCCGTATATTTATTGACTACTTCCTGCATTTTTTTCTTTCTCTTTTCAATTTCTGGAGCAAGTGCTTCATTGATTTTGTCCAGAACGATATAGACAAACACCTGACCATTTCCAAAAACAGTTGTTGCGGTAATTGGTTCTTTGAATAAATCCTTAGATGCTTCGTATCCGAGCATATAATTGATTTTGTCCTCGATCTGCTTATTAATATCCGCCATCTCTTTGCCGGAAGAAACATTTTTAACAGATTCCTGAGCCTGTTCAAAGAAAGTTTCCAATTCTTCCGCTCTTGCTGCAATGTTGATGTCGGTAGGATTCAGTTTGAATGAAGAGAACACTTCACCCTGCTTGTTCGTGAATGTGAAAAGAAGAAATCCATCATCAATGTTTGTATTAATTGTTTTTGCCATTTTCTATGCCCTCCTAAAAAAAATTATTCGCTGTCAGCTGTAAATGTGCCGGAACTGATATCAAATTTTCCTTTTACTCGTTCGCCGGTATAATTGACGGTAAACGGAATCTGATAGCCAGATGTATCACCGCCGTAGGAGGTCGGCACAACATAACAATCCTGCTGATATGCTTCATACTTGCCTGCCGTGGCTTCTGTCCAGAGATGAACTTCAACTGCTTTTGTTTTAAGGTTGTCGTCTTTGAGGCGTCCATCTACAATCTTCTGTAATGCCGTGAACAGATCGGATGTGGTGTCTGCATAGAACGGATCCGCGTCAGAAGAAACTTCATAACCGTTATGCTTAAATGTGGATTCTCCGAGAATGTTTTTAGATGTTTCAGTATCTGGATTGAGTTCTACATTGTACTCTTCCAAATCCTTTCCAAGACGCTCATATTTCGGTGTTAGTCCTCCACAGAGAGAACCTGCATCGATATAATGAGCCATATATTTACGGTCAATTTTGCCTGTAACTGCCATAGAAATGTCCTTTCTGCCTATAACTTTTAAAAGGCTGTGTAGGTTAGCGACTATCTCCGATTGATAGCTGGTTGTTACTTGTTATATTACTTCATAAGTATTTTCGTAGCGTACCGTTAATGGTAATAACCAATCCTGTACACCACTCTCCTGTGGTTCTAAAGCATAGGAATTATCACGGGTGATACGTTTTATCACTCGCCCCTGAGAAAGCTCAGGAAACGCATTTAAACGTGTCTCAGAGCCATTTATGATAACTGGTTCTCGGCATATCCATTTACCGAGATTATCTAGGAACTTCTGAACGGATAGCTTCTGCCTTTCCTTGTCGGATGCTGTGCGATATACCGCGTAAAATGGGTACTGGCATACCTGGTGCATTACGCCACAAACATCTTCTTTTTCTGAATAAATCAAAGCTCCATTATCTGCCGAGAACGCAATTCCTGATTCCTTGCCAAGTTCTTCAAACTTGATTGTTTCATTTTCATACAGTCCCGGATACTGGTTCAGAAGTGCTTTCATGGCATCTGTCAGAATTTCGTATCCGGTTGCGTCTTTTCCGATAGGTTTATCTGCTATGCCTGCCACCTCCTGCCTGTGCTTTTACTTTGCGAACCCATGTGTCACCATATTGCCGTTTAGCGGCATCAAACCACTTTGCCTGTGCCCGTGGGTGAGCCTGTTTGGTGTATTCAAGATTTTCCTTTGCGGCTGTCCGACCAGAAAACTGACTAACGAGAACTTTCTTTGCTCCACGTCTTGCGTAGGGACTTCCAGTTGCTTCATCAACCATTCCTTTCCCCTCGTACAGAAAACGTCCATAAGGAGCCGCCGCCGCGCATACTTTCCCAGTTCCTTGTAAGGATGTACTCTCAACTCTTGTTCGGTTGATAAAGTCCCCTGTAATCATCGGCATAAACGGCACCATACTGTCCATAACCATTCCATCAAGGAGATACTGGGCTTCTTGATACTGCCTGGAGAATCTGTCCATATTCAGCTTGATTTTCATATCTCCGTCAACTATGGAGAATCCTTTAAAATGATGAATCTTACTCATATTACTTACCCAGAATTTCAAAATGTGGAATCAGTGTATACGGGCCGCCTACACTGGTAATCTTAAACACGTTATCTCTGTTCTCATTCATGTACTGGTAGAATCCATTCCGATAATCACCATCAGATACCGTTCCGCCTGTCCACTCACCCTCCCAGAAGAATGATTCGTCCGAGAATGTGATAGTGTCTTCCAGAGCGTTGTTAATCTGCCTTTTCCATTCCTTAGGTGGCATCCATGGAAGAATCTTTCCGTCTTTATCAGTAATGGTTATATCGCCGTTCTGGACAGTGTACCGAACGTGTAACTGTGCGTTGTCAGTTGCGTCTGGCCCGTACTTTTTAAGGATTGCTCCTTTGTCGGTAATGAGGTCAACGCCGGATAAAACATGAGGATACCAGTACGCATCTCCTGTCGTGGCTGATTCATAATAATCAAAAATCGTCACCGTTTTTTCGTACATGATACCCTCCTTAATTATTCCTTCTGCACCGTCTGCTTAATAACCTGATTCACTCCGGTTGCTGATAATCCGTTAAACATACCGACTGCAACTGCCGTGATATAATCTGTTGCCGGGAAATCCGGGATAACTCCCATTCCGACAGCTCCAAGAATCCCACCAATAACCGCCATGATTACTGGAATCCATTCATCAGAGATTCTTTTTGATGCTTTACAGCCCATTCCTACGATGTAGCAAATCATAACGATTGCTATACATGAGCCTAATGTTGAAATATCCATAATTTTCACCTCACATCTGGAATACCAAACTGTTTGTATGTACCTGTAAATGAAAACTGTTTTCCGCATTTACAGCAAGTTTCCGTAATGGTGCAAGTCTTTTCTTTGTCATTACATTTTGATTCGGCAGGACTTTTGAATTTATGCCCGCCAGTTAAAAAGCACATTACTTTATTCATATTAATTACACTCCTGCATATAAAATTGGTATTCCATCATCCATCCTTACTCCCATCAGAAGCGGTAAAGCTGTCTTTAAGAGTAAGTCGTTCGTTTTCTGCGCATCCCCGGCGGCGGCATATACTGCACTCCATTCCTTTGCACCCGATGCTTTCTGCTGAGGCGTTGCGTAAGAGATGGATTCGCTACCAGAGGATATAGATGTCACAATGCCTGTAGTGCTACCACCGGACCCGATTACGGTTGATGTACCGCTCACAGCGGCATCGGTAGCATTCTTTTCAGCAAGCTCAATTTGATACATTTTTTCAGTCAGCGAACAGACCGCCTTTTTGATACGTTTCTGTGAGCGTTCGTTTGTTGGCAGTCCGTCCACCAGTCTGTCAAACGTCATTGTGTCCACAAAATCACTGGCTCTTTCTGCCAGTCGTGGAAAGTCGGTTTCTGGCACGACATTGCCGAATGATTCTGTATAGAATTTATAATCTGCATAAGCCATGCCAGTTACCTCCTACGTTTATGATTTCGCTGTTACGTTTGCACTTCCGGAATTCAGTGCTTTGTATGTTCCGTCGCACTCAACCACTGTAATCTTCTGTCCGGTTGCCGCCTTGATGTCAGCTTTTCCGTCCCAAGAAGTCCAGTTCCTGAGGTTCTGTCCATATCCAACAGTTGCTGCTTCTGTCGCAACTTTGTATTTATATACGTTGTTGGCATTTTCTTTAGCTGGATTTACGGTAATTTTTGTATTTCCGGTTGCTGTTCCTGCCGCAGATGTTACTGTCAGAGCACCAAGTGTTGGTGTCTCATCAATGGTGATTACTGCGATTGCGTCAATGTATTCCGCAAAAAGAGTAAGTCCCATAACTGCAAACGCTTCGGACACTGCTGTGTGGTAGTTGCCCTGTGTATGGAATCCGATCAGGTTTGTCTCGCCAGATACAGTGTATACAAGTCCTGCTCTTGCAAAGTCAGATTCGTTCGGGTCTACATAATACAGAACAATGTTCTCAACAGGAGTAGCAATAACCTGTCCACGTGGGATCTCACTGTCAGATAACAGGAAAATTGTATTGAATCCCATAAAATCTTTCATGTACTGAAATCCGAACTGATTCTGAATAGTGATCTCAGCTGCTCCGAGATATTCATATACGTCCAGAATGTTCACAAATCCAACAACACCAGTCACGTTTCTGTGCATTTGCTTAAATTTGTTCTCAACACGGCCTTTGGCCATTGCCAGAGCCATCTGGAATGTTGTTTCTGTGGAAGTAAGTGTACCGGTTTTCAGATAGTCATAGAATCTGCCGGTAACATCAGTCTGAAGCTGGAAAAGGAATTCATCATCAGTCATCTGAACAGCGTTCTCATAACCATGGTCCTTGATTGCTTCGATAGATACAGCCTTTGCGTACTTCTCAATAGTCATTTCCGCATAGGGTTTTTCTTTTACAACGAATTTGCTGTAAGGGATTTCCTCACCCTCACCAACATTTCCACTCTGTAAAGTACCTTCTGCGTATTTGGACTTGAGTACAGCACCCGGCTGTTTTTTGATAGGTCTCATGATGCCCAGAATATCACGTAAGTGCTGCCAGTTTCTTTCGAATCTGGTAACAAAATCAATCTCACGTGCTGTGACCTGAATATCATTACTCATAATAAGATTAGCTTTTGCTGCCATATAAAAAATCCTTTCTACCCATAACTATTAAGATATTGGGTTAGCGGCTATACTCTGGTGTATAGTCGGTGTAAAAAAAATCACTGGAATAGCTGGATGTTCTGAGCAATTGCAGCCTGTCTCTCGGACGGGTCTTTGATTGCTTCGATTTCCTTCTTTGTCATGCTTCCCGGTGTCTGCTGCTGTCCAACATGAGTGGTAAATCTTGCCTGATTCTGCTGAGCCTGCTGCTGAGATTCATCCACGAAAGCGGATGCGTCAGACTGCTTCATCTGTTCAATCAGATCATTCAGCCCAAGGATTTTACCGTCTTTCAGCTTTAATCCGGCTTCTTTAATGTCTGCCATAACAGACTTCTTAGCCGCTTCACTGGAAAACTTAACATCATCGAGTGCCGCTTTGAGTGCATCTGAGAAATCGCGGTCATAGATTTTCGCATTAAACTCTTTTTCTGCGTCCTCCGCTTTTTTCTTCCATCCAGCAAGTTCTGTCTGAATGTTTGCCGGGTCGATACCGTCAAAACCTTTTAAGATTTCTTCTGCTGTCTCAGCACGTTCTTTCCAGTTATCTCGTTCTCCCTCAACTTTTGACAGAGTTTTCGCTACTTCCTTTGCGTTCTTGTAATTCTCAGAAAGTGCTTTCTTTACATCTGCCTGTTTATCCTCCGGGATTTCGATTCCAAATGATTTTAAAGTGTCAATAAGTTTCTGCATAACATCCTCCTGGTCGTGTTTATTGACCTGCCGCCGCAGGTAAATGGATTAAGCCAGTTAGACCACTGGCAAGGTAATCGGAAAGGCAGGAATCGAACCTGTTGCACATAGCTTGTAAGACCATTGCTCTACCACTGAGCTACATTCCATACCGCCTGTAACGGACAGCTAAAAAACTGAGTTGAGTTTCACCTTTTCGCTATAGCGTAAATCCACCTGAGACATAGACCGCCTGTATACAAACAGCTTAACTCTAAGCGGATTAAAGCGGAACGCCCGGAATCGAACCGGAGACCAGAGCGCGACTCTGTCAGTTTTCCACTAGCGTACATTCCACATAACCCGGATTCCCGGGTTAGCAAGGTGTTTAACGTGTCATGCCTGCCACGAGTTGTTTCGGATATTTATTTCTTTTTTTTAAAAGAAAAGTATGAATAACAAAAACCTTAATCAAGGAGGTGAGCCATCTTGCGTGCCAGATGATAAATACGCACGACAGGATTCGGACCTGTTTAACTTTCCATTAAAGCGTGCGCACCAACTACAAAAATTAAAGAAAGGAAGATTAAAACGAAAATATCAAAAACAACCGTTTTATTTGTGCTTCCTGCTGCACAATTACATTATAACAGATTTCTTTCAACTACCTCTCTACCACTTTTGCATTTTTAGAGCATATCACGGAGTTTTTCCACGTATCTCTTGACAAGGTCGCGTTCTTCCCGGCACTCTGCGTCCTTGGACATATCGCTCATTTCTGTTGTGAGTTCGTCCAGATGTTCTTCCAATGCGGCAAGCATCTTCCTTTTGCAGTCCTCAGATTTACCGGAACGATAGCTCTGTTTCTGCGTCATATAGTCATCGTAGGCATCTCGTCCGTCAGAACGGCTGTAATGTCCTCTGACATAATGTTCACCACGTCTGGCATAAGAACTGCCTCTGTCGTAATCCGGCATCATTCTGCCATCATTTGAGCTGTATCTCCCCATACTGTCACGCTTTCTTCCACGTTCGCTGTAATCGTCATTGTATCCACCACGCATCTCATCAAGGACAGTGTTGTAATACTCCACTTTCTTATCCCAGTACTGCGTATTCTTGATATCTTTGTACATATCAATCAGTTTGTATGTCATTTCCAGATTTCCGGTGGTCAGTCCATTATCAGCGATTTTGGAAAGCTCATCTTCGATTCTTGCACATAAGTCTTTAATGTCTCTCATAATCACACCTCCTACGCTTCTCTGGTCACGACAATATTCGCGTTCGCAACAGAAACAGCCTGATCGCTTGTGTTCTCTACTGCGATATTAACGCAACATCCGCGAGGTACATCCACATAAATGCCCGTGGACACATTGTTGTACTGGTCTACTGCCGCCGGTGTGGAAATCATCTGAGAAGAAAGAACCGGTTCGCCAGAGATTGCAATAGCCAGAGAAATAGCTTCAACAGTACCGCCTGTTGGAATTGCGATATTACCAGAAAAATCCACGAAGAATCTTGCTTTGCACTGGTTAGTCAGTCCTCTCAGAGTGATAATTCCACTTCCCTCTCTGTGCTGAATGCAGTTAGAACCTTTAACTGCTGTGTTTGAAAATACTACGTTTCCATTTGCTGCTACAGTCTGAGCAGCCACATTTGTAAATTCTGCCATAAAAATACTCCTTTCATATCACAAAAGGACAGGTCTCAGCCTGCCCCTCTGTGTAATAACGGCATAAGCCGACATTCGAATCAATCGAAAGATACTCTCGATATGAAGTTATTAGCAATTACATCCGGTGTTGCATCCGCATCCACATCCGTAATATGTGTTCGGGTTAGGAACCTGATATGCCGGAATCGGTGCTGGATTGATTGCATTAATGAGCTGCTGTGTCTGAGAAGCCATTGCAGTTGTGAGTAATGCACTCTGGCGATCCTGAGAAGCAGCGCGTCTGAGGTCATTATTTTCAGCCTGAAGAGAAGAAATCTTTTCATTGCAAAGATAATCAAGAATTGCTCTTGTTCCTGCATTCTGACTGTCAATAATGTCTCTTGTGTTACTGTTCATTGTGTTCTGCAATGCGCAGGTATTCTGTGCCATGTTGTAGTTCACGCCCTGGATAGCTTCCCTGGTTTCGCAGCAACAGTTCGCAAGCTGTGTCTGTAAAGCATTGGTATTCTGCATATTAGCCACAGTATCGGCATTAATAGCCTGCTGGATTCCGAAGCCGGTCTGCATGATGTTGGTGTTGATTCCATTGAATCCAGTAAGCATACCGTTATTCATGGCATAAAAGCCATCGCACAGGCCGCTGTTGATTCCGTCAAGCTTGCTGATTACCGCGGAATTGTCAAATCCTCTCTGAATATCTGCCTGAGTAGCTGCTGTGGCTGCATATCCGCCGCCATTGCCATTATTGCCCCAGCCGTTGTTTCCCCATCCAAAGAAAGCAAAAATGAATAAAACAATAATCCACCAGCTACCGTCTCCGCCAAACATGCCGTCATTATTTCTACCGTTTCCAGTAGCGGCGGCAATATCTGCTAAGCTATAATTTCCATCCATAGTTATAATCTCCTTTATTGTGTATTTACATCAATCTGGCCAGATTGTAATGTACTATTTCATATTCTTCAGCAGATTTTGAAACTGTCCTGCCATCTGTTGAACTTGATTAAGTTGTTGCTGAGAAATCTTCCCAGACTGTAACATCTTCTCAACTTCTGCTTTCGGGTCTCCCTTAAAATTCTGCTTAAACTGCATAAACTGCTGTATCATCTGCATTGGCCCGTTTCCCTGCGGCATCCCACCACCGAGGGTGTTAAATAATGGATTACTCATCTGCGTTTCCTCCCTTGACTGCTGATTCCTGCACGGTATTAGCTCTAACAGGTTCAGAAAATGAATTTAATCGGTTTATGATAGCTTCGTATTTGCCCTTCAAATCATCATATTCCTGTCTGGTGACATATTTACTGTCCATGTTCTGAACAGACTGCTTAGGCGGCATCTGAGCACCTACTTCATGGTATTCAAACGTCCGTAATGGTTGTGGCATACCGGAAACGTCTGTGGATTTTATGTAGAACTTTTCACTTTCACTGTCCATCAGTAAAACGCTTGTTCCGGGTGCTACCAGATAGGATTTTGCTCCGACTTCGCCAGATACCCACAGGATTCCATTGTTATTCTGCTGGGGTTGCTGTACTGGTTGAGTTGGCATCTGGACAGGCTGTTGCTGAAATTGGTTCATCTGCCCCGGAACACCAAAACTATATTGATAAGGATTGTTATATAATGCCATCTTATGCACCACCTTTCTGATTATATTTTTGCATAGATGTATCAATCTAAAAAGTTCAAAAAAGTATCGAAAAAGTATTGACATACCACTAATTTGGTGGTATTATATAATCATCAAAGGAACGGAGGAAACAGAAATGAAGAAATACAACTTATCAAAAATCATGAAAAGAGCATGGGAACTGGTTAAGAAATCTGCAATGACAATTTCCTCCGGTCTTAAGAAAGCATGGGAGGAGGCAAAACGCACAATGATCAAATTTGAACGCCGCGCAAAAGTTGCTATCGTTGATGCCAATGGCGTATGTAATCCAAATTGTGGAAAAGAAAATGACGATGAAAGCAACTATCTTATATTTAAGCTGTGGGAAAAGAACGGTCGTAAAAGAATATACGCAAATGACTATAAAGGACGTGCTGTTGGATATATTGATTTGAACAACAATAATTCAATTGAAACCGAGTTTTCGAAGGGCGATTTCGTTGAAACAATGAAACATTTTGTTGCTAATTATGAATTCTAGGAGGAAAGTAAAATGGGAAGATGGACAATTAGAGTTGATGACGGGCAGATGTCAGAATTAAGAAATTACGGAAGCTGCTACAAACATGGCGGCGGTTCCGGCGGATTCTTTGAGTTCCACGGCAAAACTCTACAGGAAGCAGCCGATAATCTTATCACTGTATTTGCTGATGTGTTTTCCGGAAGTGGTGTTAAGGTCATTGAATATCCGGAACATGTTATTATCGAAGAACATGTATACGAATATGCGAACTGTGCAGAAAAGCATATAACACTTGTTCTCCCCTGTAAGTGTTCAAAATACCAACATGGTGTTGGAGATGTAACCTTTGACAATAATATTCGTATTATTTTGCAGGAACAAAAAATGCAAGTAGCTGAAATGCGCACATTGCTTGACCAATCACGTTCAGAGTTCTCGAAGCAGTACAACATACCGCTCAGGACACTTGAAAACTGGGAATCTGGAAAAAGCAAATGTCCGGATTATGTGAGACAACTGTTAGAGCGAGCTGTCTTGGAAGATTGTGAGAAATAAGAAAAGGAGAGGGTAGAAATATCCTCTCCATATTTTTAACACACTTTAATTATTTTATTGTTCACCCTCCGACTTAATCGTTTTGCCGTAGATATACTCACATTCATCTGTTCAGCACAGTATTCGAGTGTATATTCCTTACATCTCAGTCGGAACAGCCTTTCCTCATCCGGTGTAAAATTACACTCTAACAAGAATCTGTCTATATCTTTCTTTGTGAACACGTATAACTTCATAAGCATACCCCTTATCAATGCTAACGCTGATTCTGTGCAAGATACTCCGTGAGCTTCTGTTTTGTTTTTTTTAACTCCTCGACATTATTCCCACTGATCTGACTGTCCAACATGGTCGACAGCACTTCCAGAATCAACGAATCACGCTCTGCAATCCTCTGAAGACTCTCGTAATCTCGTTTGTCATGCTCTTCCAATCTTTCCACTCGTTTGTTAAGTCGGAATGCCGGAGTAATCCATTTAAAAATTACGGCTGCCGCGCCTCCGACAATAGACACCCCTCCACAGATAGAGAGGAAAATCTGTACAAATTCTGATATGCTCATTTATTCTCCTTTTCCCAGTAATATACCGGAATCTCATTACCGGAATCCCATGTGTCAAAATATTTGCCATCTTGTACCGTCACTACATGACCGTCTATGTAGAGGATGTATGTGCCTGTCGGATGGTCTGCGCAAAAGTCGTTGACTGTATAGATATATCGTTCTGACTGTTCAATTAGCTTACGTCTGTACCCACGTTTATAGAGATACGCGCCCCAAACGTAATTAGCTGATGGCATATCCGACAGAGCACACGCCTGTATCATTAATCCGGCGAATACTGTTTCCCAGTCGAACCCGGTTGCTTTACATATTGCCCGGACAGCACAATCTCCGACTCGATTCCCGGCAGGATTCGGATTGTAATATTCCCATCTATCCATTAGTCAATCCCCTTTGCTGTCTTATATCTCTTTGCCGCTCCTCTGGCTTTAGCGGCGTTCTGGCGGTTCCACTTCGCTATCATGAGCCGGTCTTGCAGTTCTCTCAGGTTATTCTGCTTGCAGTAATCTTTGTATGCAGCATTTTGTTTCTGTAAAAGATAAGACTTCCGGTCAAGGTCTTGTTGGAGTGCAAATCTTGCCTGTTCATCCTTGCAATTATCAACCGCCGCTTGCATTCCGAGAACTTCACGCTTCGTCTTGCGGATTCTCCGTTCATAAGTACGCTGTCGCTGTTCCTTTTCGTACTGTTTGCCTTTGTTAGTTTTATCCTGTGCTGATAGTTCTGCGTAGGGATTAAATTCTCCATCACTGGCTCCGAAGCTATGCCGGCAGTTGACCCCTGACAGTCCACTTGCCGTTCCATATCCAGTCAATGAGAATGGTGGAAATTTCTTGCTCTTGCCAGAACGAGAGTATATCTTGCCTTGCCAAAACGAGTGATTTCCCGGATTCTCGCCGCCGTCACCTGTTCTGGCTCCTATGTGTGCACTGACCAGAACTAAATCCCAGTCCATTTCTTCCATGCGTTTGAGAGATATATCTCCCGTAGCCTGAGCCACACCAGTTCTGACAGAACGTGCAACTGCGGTTTCGATTGTGTCTTTTCTGCCAGATGGATATGTGACGGTAATACCATCGCTCACAACGTTATTAACTGCCTCTTTGATGGCTTGCGTATACCCGACCGCCCCTGTCATCACATGGTTATATGCAAGGTCGCATTGTTCGATATAGAGTCTCTGGGCGGCACTTGCAGTTGTCCGTGTGAAGTTCTTCCACTCACCCATGGTTGCAAGCATATTTCGTTCCATGAGCCTTATCATAGCTGGGGATTGCTCAAGCGGCACAGGGTTTAATCCTGCTGCCTTATATACCTTGTCATCATAGTTCATTGCAGTGATTCCAGCATCTTCAAATGTTTCAAGGAGCTCCCGCTGTTCACGTTTGGTATATCTGGATAGTTCTGCCAGAATGTCCTCTAGCAGTTCACCGGATTCCTGTAGCGTTCTGATTCTCCACGCATCGGCATTGGTCAGAATATAATCCTCGCCTCTGCCAATCCTTGCCATCATTCTCGACACGATCTCAGAGATGATATACTGATGCAGTTCCTCGGCGATTTGTTCACTGCCCTCTGTAATTCTTCGCAAATATTCTGGACTAAGTATAGCATATCACCTCTTTCGTCAAAAGTCGTGGTACATGTTTTTGGTTTTTTGCTAGTTCACTAAAGCATTTTTTAGTTAATTAAAAATTGCAGACATGTTGCGAATATAATCATCGTGAATTGATTTTACTGTATCATTATAAGCCACGAAATCGTGCATATTCATACATAGAGCTTTACCATTCTTAACCAGTTCTGACACATGAGATACTACTTTCTCAAAAGCCTCTTGTGTAATCCAATCTGCGTCATATCCAAACGTATGCATAAATGGCATAATAAGTGGCACATTTCCATCTACAAGAGAATCTATTGTGGCATTAAATTCGTCAGCACCATTATAACTTCCTAAACCAATCGGAACTACAATTCTTGTGTCATACGAATTTTCGTACATTGATTTTTTAAGTGGAACTCCATCTTTGATAAAACCAGAACAACGCACATAGTCAATCTTATAAGAAGATAATATCTTTTCCATTGTGTCTGAATATTTATGACCACTACAAGAAATCATAGTCGGATTATATACACCGACAGTTTCTAATCCACCCAATTTTTCTGCAATGTTTGCAGTTAATTTTTGGATTCCATCTTCCGTTGAATAATCCCATGTATGGTTGCCAAGATAAGGTGATATATCGTATCCCATTTTAATGAGTTCTTTTGTAATTTCATAATTATTTGTCGCTGTCTCCACAACATTTCCAGCAAAACCATATTTTTTTAATATTGTAAAACGAGCATCAATTTCAACCACTTGGTCAAAGTCAAAAACTACAACAGGGAGAATTTTTTCCCCGTATGCCGATTCGTTATATTTTAAAAACTTTTTTTCAAACCGACCGTTAAATAGCTTAAAATTCACATTGGAGAAATCACTTGTCTTAGATTCACCACGTACATAGGCGATATTTTCTGGAATGATATATCCCACGTTTACCCCATTCACGTTGAATACTGATGGACTCAGTAAAGAAACATATTTACCATCCTTATCATAGGTTGCTAACTGCCCAAAATTGACTAAATCACCATTTTCGACAAAATAATATGTATTATTTTGCGTCACTGGAATAGCTTTGAATGTATGATACCCGTCCGTTTTATAACTGTCATTGATTGTTTGACCATCCCAGTTTGAGGGTCTTTTATTTGCTATAACAGACGAGTTGTCGAGTAAGTTTTTGGATAATTCTATTCCATTTACAGATTTGCTTAAATCTTTTACATTTTGTCCATTTTCATTTATTTTTTCTTCTAAATTTATGAAATTCGATATTTTTTTGTCTGGTTTGTATGCTTCATAGGTACTTGGCAATGGTTCATCTATTGATAACATAAAATCAGTGGTATAGGTGCTTGATGATGAGCTACAATAATATCTGAGAAAGCGAGCAGAATCGACTGTAACAGTATGATTCTTATTCCCATCGTTGAAATGTTCTTGTAGTGTACCGCTAGCATCGTATATACATAATCCGCAATATGTAGCGGTTGTGTAGATTATATCTCCCTTTTTTACATCCCATATCTGATTGGCGACAAATCCCTTTGCCGAGTCTTGATAAGTTTCTGATGTGCTAATTCCAATGTCCTGTTTTAATATTTTCCCACTTGTTATATTTGTGCAATCAAAAACATTTGCAGACCCTTTTTCAATTGTAAATGTGACAGACTCTACATTCCCTAAATCTTCCTTTAGTGAAGCAACATCCGTCTTGTTTTGCTCGATCTGCTGTACCTGTTCTGTGGTGGCTCCGGGCTTGATCGGATTCTTTTCAAGGTACTCATTTACTGCATTCTTGATTTCTTCCGGTGAGATTTCGCCGCCTATTCCTTTTAAACATAATTCGTATAAATACTTCTCTTTTCTCGTAATTGGCTTTGGGAGTTCGCCCTTATAATCGCCTGTCAAGTACGCAAGATATTTTTCTTCCCTTGTTACTGGTTTATCTGCCATCTTTTTACTCCTCTCCGAATAATGCTGGTTCGTCTGGCTGAGCTTCTTTGACCATTGCTTTCGCTTCTTCCTCAGTCATTCCTTCAAACTTCACGAAATACAACCACGCCGGTACCTTGCCAGTGGTCACATACTGCCACCATCTCGCACGATCGTTTTCACGCACATACAGGATATCTCCGAAATCATAATTGACTTCATAAGTTCCGACGGGTGCAAGTCCGTACAGGTCAGCGTAAACATTCAATGCGTAGATAACTTCGTCCAGACAGGATTCCAGTTTGTCTCGAACATCTTTGATAAACTGCACTGTTCTCTGCTGTTCTGCTTCTACTCCTGTAGCTGTCTGAATGCCGCTAGATTCGTTGAAAACGAAATACCCGTTGGAGAATCCAATCTTATATCCTAACTGGCTTAAAAGGGCATTTATGCCACTTATACGGGTATCTGTGTTGAGTTGAGGATTAATTTCTTGGTAGAATTCTTTCGCGTCCTGTCCGAATACATTCTTAACAAAGTGCGGTAACCTCATCTCATTCCGTCTGTTCTCCATGCCCTGTGGCGACATAGCTGATACAGGTGCGCCGTTTGGCATCAGCAGTCTATCATCTGCCAGAACAGTCTTCTGCGAATCAAAAATCTCTCCGGCATTTCTGCTGTATGCAATGTCGAGGTCTTTCAGTTCTTCAATAGCTTCAGCAAATATCGGAAGTCCAAGTGGTGTGCTAATATCTACATTGTTCGCTTGTGGCGTCCGCAATACTCCGTACAGAGGTCCATCCAGCTTCTCTCCATTTGCTTTAAGAATCGGCGGCGTATCTGCCATCAGGTCAGCCCATTTGGTCTGTTTGAGGTCAATCTTATCGCCGATACTCTGAGGGGATTTTGATACATAGGCTCTATTGGAAACATAATACGGATAAGTTGTTACGCCGTCCACGGTAGTCTCAGCAAACCTGTGATATTCAAGCCGTGTATAGTATTTCCGTCCAACAGTATAAGAATCCTTGAAAATAATCCCTTTAATTTCCTGATTGTCATAATCCACGATCATTACATCTGCCGGAGTAAATACATCAAGGCTCTCACCGTTCGGCTTAATAAATACCGTTCCATAGGCACAGCCGTACTCTACCCAGTGACGGATTTGGAAATATACTTTATCTATCTGCTCCTGCAACCACGTAGCCCTTGCGGAGCCATCTATCTGAATGCCGATCGCCAGCGTTGCAAGTCGGGCTGTCTCTGAACAGACAGATTTAGCAAAATTAATCGTCTTGATATTATTCTTATCATCTAACCATTCCGGCACGCCCCTATAGATGTTCGCACACCGGTTAATCAACGATTCCATCTCTGGGAATTCTGCTGCTTGGATATTAAAATCCTCTTCGGCTTGTTTTTTGAAAATCATGTTAAACCACCTTTTTAGTGTTGTTATAAGTCCCATTTAATCACCTGAATTAGCTGATTTCAGCACATTTCTGATAAATTCTATGTCTTTATTGAAATTCTTTATATCTTCGTCCTGTATCTCTGTCGGTTTATCATTCCATAATTCTCTTCCAGCTCTTTGTCCTTGGAAGAACTGGAATTTGTCCAGAATTTCCAAACATTTAAATATGTTTTCTTTACTATATTCATTACGCATCGCTTCCTCTTCTCCTCCACAATGATTCTGTTGCATACCTACAGGCATCGACTAAATGGTTGTTCTCATCAGGATATCCGCTTATAACGTTTCCGTCTTTATCTCTTTCGTATTCGTATTCCGAAAACTCTTTATAAGCATTAGGCGTTCTCTTAGGGTCAATAACAATAGTTCTTGTTTGAAGCCATTTCATAGAATATTCCACACTTCCAGGCCCTTTTATCGCGCCCCTTGCCGGAAGTCCAAAATCTCTATAATCATTGATTGATTTAGGTTCGGCAGAATCGCAAGTAATAGTATAATCATCATATTTTCTTTTTAGAATCTCGTCTGCTGATTTCCTATTGCTCCATTTATTTTCGTAAATTTCATCAATGATATATATCTTTTCAGTGTTATGATTGTAATACAAACGAATAAAAGCATACGGATCAGGGAAAAATCCCCAGTCACACCCCTGAAATATTTTATCCATGCGGCTGATCTCTTCATCTGTAATATCTCTAATCTCCAGATATTCAAATACGTTCCCGCCGTCACCATTTGGGACGCCCAGGTATTCATGCTCATAGGCTTCTGGATTGATTTCTTTCAGATGTGCTGCATCGTCAATAAACTTCTGTCCAAGCCACTCCGCCGGGGCTTCCAGATAGCTCGAATGATGAATAACTCTTTTCGGGTTAGGCATGAGCTTAATCCTGTTTACCCAGTTTGATTTTGATTTTGGTGGGTTATACGATGAAAAATCATAGGACTCGTCACCACCACGAAGCACTGACTGATTAACGGATCGCTCCTGTGCATCGCCTTTCATCTGATCTTTTTCCTCTTTCCAGAGAATTCCGATGTAGCCAAACTCTGGCTTAATGGATTTTAGCTTAGTTTCATCGTCCAGACCACGGAAGTATATTGTCTGTCCTGTCTTAATATACTTGATCTCAAGCGGCGACACCTTGCATTCAAATTCTTCCATCAGCCCAAGTTCGTTTATAGCCCACTTCATATTGGCATATACGGAATCTTTCAGAGTACCGGCCACCTGTCTTGTAATGCAGGCGTGCATCTGAGGATTATTCTTGATAAGCTCAACAATTTTAAAAGCCACATAAGAAGATTTCAGACCGCCTCGACCGCCCTCGAATACATATTCGATATTAGGCTTAATCTGTCGGTTAATATCCACGAATGCCTTGCCAAGCACTCTGGCAGGAAGTTCATATTTGCTTTCGTCTGATTTTGATACAGCTACCAACTGTTCCCATTTGTCTACTGCCTGCATATTTCCTTTAATAGCTTTATCGTATACGGCAGCTACAATGCAGGCATTGTTATTTGCATCCTCATCAGATATTCCCATCTTTGTGAGCTTCTTTTTCGCAGTGGTCGGGGCAGGATTCTCAGCTATCATTTTTGCTAATTCAGAAAGGGTCTTTTTTTGACGGCGTGCTTGTCCCGACTTAATACCGCCTTTTTTTGTTATTTCTCGGAGTTCGCTCGGAGTTCGTTCAGAATTCGGTATTAAATTTTTCTCATTTGCCATCCTATCAACATCCAATCATATCCTTTCTGAATTCAAAAAAGTCCCCAGTATAGCAGTTATATACAAATATAATACCACACTGGGGAGACTTAGCTCTCTACCACTTTTATAAAATTTTAAGTTTTTTAAAGCCTGCCAATCAGCTTAGCTAAATGATAATATTCCGCAATGACCTTGCGTTTGTAGCCGTAGAAGTCAGTCTCTGATACAGGAACCGTCCTGATCTTCTCCATTGTCCGATAGCCGATACTGTTCACGATGCTGTCATAGATTTGCGATTCAATACCGGGTGCGTATTTGATAGATACCTGTAACAGATTGTATTTATCGCTTTCGCTAAGATTCCGCAAGTGGCTTTGTAATGTCGGTATATCGTCCAGTGGTATTCCGTAATCAATCAGTGTTGCCTTTCTTAACTTCATTTATTTCACCTTCTTCATTTAAGTTCCAGTCACATGGCATGCCTCGAAAACATTCTGGACAGTGTTCGTAGAATCCGCAGCCTTTGCAATCCGCTGGCTGTCCAGTACAATATTGCTGTAGTACGTGGTATGCTGATATAGCAAGGTTTGGTGTTATGTCTGGCGTAAGTTTGTCTGACATAGTTATCACTCCTCTCAAATTTGCTAATTTCGAATAAATATCCCGTCTGGCAAGAACATTTCCGCCCTTACCACATTGATTTTCGGATGAATTTCTCCATTAAAGAGTCCATCCAGCTTTTTGTGTGATTTTCACAGCTATCGTCTTCCTCTATCAGGATGCCTTTGCGGTCACACAGCCCGTTGTCGTTTTCAATACAAGTTTTGCATATTTTATCGTCCATGTCTATTTCTCCATTCTGTTAAGTATTCTTTTCTGTTTTCGTTCAATCCAATGCTTAACACGCAAATTTTCAATATCGTAAATCTGTTTAAGCATTTCAACACAGATCAACACATCTGCAATCTCCTCAGCTAAGTGGTCGTAATCATCATCTGAAAGCTCGCCTGATCCCCGAATCATCTTGCTGACTGCTTGTATCAGCTCCGCGCATTTTTCCATACAGACAGTACTCTGAATTTCTTTCCCGTAATAGACGATACTTTTTAAGATAATGTTCTGGTCCATACGGTATGGCTCATTTCCTTTTGCTTCTAGTCCTAAAAGATAGTCGGTTGTTGTGTGCAACGCATTTGCAATATTTGAAATGACTGTTCCTTTAGGAGTCCTGTGTCCACGGATATATCGTGACATGGATACTTCTGTGATGCCAACTCTGTCGGCAAGCTCTTTTTGCGCCATATTATTTTTATTTAAAAGTGCGACAACTTTTTCTCCGAAGTCATTCATTGCGCATCTCCTCCAGCTCCTTCTCAGCTTCTTCACGGGTGAGGAATACGGTTTTACCAATTTCACTCATTGGAAAAGCTCCTGTTATTGATATTGAATGGGTATAGTTTTCGTAATAAAATATAATTTCATCTTCTATTCCTATACCTGGTTCTACATAGCTGTCACAATATCCATATGAAAATGCTTTTATTTCATACGATTCCGGATATCCAAAATCGTTATCCCATACCATATCCCCAACCTTACACGGCAATCTCACAAGCAATCCCTGTTCTTCTAAGTCTTCATAAACAGCAAGTTTCGTAAGAATTTTATCCGCAAACGGTTTTAATAATCCATCCGTAATTTCTTCTTTTGCAACTCCTGTACCATCAACATTTCTTTCTCTTTCTGTTAATCTCTCCATCTACTTCACCTCTTATCGCTTGCTTTTTATCGCTCATTTTCATCGCTTGTTTTTGTAATTTCTCTCAAGCAGGCATTCCAACCGTCGGCAAATAAGTTTTTCTGCACTTCGTAATTGCTCACGGGTGCAGTTGTACTTTTCTTCTCTGGTAACAGCTTCAATGGACACCAAACAGGTTTTGATTTACTTTTACAATCATAATGTTCTTCTGTTATCAGAATTTCATCGTAGTCTAAACAGTCAGCTAATTCACACAAACCCTCATATTCAAGTTCGCCGCAGTATGCAGTTCCGAACGGGCAACCATAGCAATTCTCTGGTGTATTCATCACTAACGCTAATTTACTCATCTGATTCCTCCTGTAATAATTCTGGATTGTCGAAAATATTTCCAACTACTTCATAATGTTCAAGATCAAACTTATCAATATATTCTCTATCCGTGCTACCAGTTTCGTGCGCTACCCATCCGGCAACACCCCATTCAACAGTTTCATATGTCGCATCCTCTGGGTAGGATTCGTCCAAGTGTGCCATCAGAATGTCATTTTCCCAAATTTTCTTCCCATTCTTGTCGCAAAGTCCTGTGAACTGGCAGAGGGTTTCTGGAATAACTAATTTCATTCCGTCTGTTATCAAAAAGCCGATTGGCAATGTACTCGCTTGTTTATACGGCGGAACGATATAGCAATATCCGCTGTCAATATCCAAATCTATGAGGCTCTCTTCTATCCATTCTCCATTTTTGACTCTCTTTGCCTTGAAAAGAATTTCTCTCATACGTTCTGTCCCTCCTGCGGCTCACACCGCTCAAATTCAATCACCCAGACCCACGGGTTCGCATTCCATCCGTAACTGTCAAGATCAGATTTCTTGATGGTGGAATCCCATACATCGGGAAAACCAAGTGCTGTTGATGTATAATCGAAACATCCCTCTGCTTCTGCATCATCGTCCGTCATATCCTGTAACCGCTCCACTCTCACATTCGTAACCTTCATCCAGATTCTCGCCGCTTCTTTTGGCATATGAATTGATGGCTTCCAATGCAACCCTTTTGGCATCCATAAATTATCGTCTGCCTTATACCAAAAAGTGCGAGCTGCTGCTTGAATAAATGTTTCCCGGACATACAGGAGGTCACCCGGCTGATACTGCGGCTTTGCGTATTGAATAGAACCACCGTATTCATTAATACCAAATCCAAAGCATCCTACCTCTTTCTTTTCTGTACTGTCGGTAACAAAACCGAGCGGGTATGTATGCTTTTCATCTGGTTGGGGTTTTACCATCCGCCGAGTACAGCTCTTTCTCCCGTCCATGATTGCCCGAACCATCTCAGTATTGAATAAAATAGGTTTAATTGCCATCTACTCCACCGCCTTTCACGATTTCGATTGCATCATTGATCCCCCGAATATAAGCACCCGCTTCCGTTGTGGCTTTCACAAAGCCAACATTTTCTCTTTCCTCTTCTAACTGCTCAACAACCTTGTCCACATTAAAAGCTGTTGGCTGTTCATCAATTACTGCACCTATTGCAAAATCTATATCCGAAATACCAAGTGAATCAATAATTTTATCAGCATCAATTAAGCGCATTCCCATCATCCTTTCTCATCAAAATCCAAGTCAACTCTAATCACATCTGTGTTTATTGCAGATAGAGATTTTACCTTTAAATCGTAAAATGGTTCCAACAGTTTTGAACCGGCACTAAATTCATCGTAATCTTCCCAATTTTTTCCTGGATGGCATATCTGGATTTTCTCGCTGCTCTCATAAACATCTGCACCTATTGCTACCACTAAATCAATCAGTCTCATATTCTTCGCGCTCCTCGACTTTTCAATCATTTGCTATAAAATTAGCAATGCATAACACGCATACTATAACATTAAGTACCAGAACATCCCACTTCTGATTGATTATATTCACAACAATGCATGCAGCATTTACAATGCCTAAAACTAATGTAAAATATTCATTCATTATTTTAGCCCTCCTCGACATAATCCTCACAGTCCTTAGCAGATTCATAGCTGTCCATCATGTCACACCGATTTTCACAATCGTCTTGCTTATCGCAGTAGATACAACACTCGGTTTCACCGTGCAGGCAGTCTAATTTACAATACCCCATGTTTAGTCCTCCATGATTGATTTATCCAAATACTACCTGCCCGTTATTCTGCGGGATTCTTTAATACAATCCCTGTTTCTTCTTTAATGCTATTTACATAATCAACCCATTCCGCCAACCCGTCATTGATATAGTCAGAAGCACGATCAAGTTCATCTCTGAATCTCTGGCACCGTATTTCCCCAAACCCAAAGTCATCATGCAGAACCGCCAATGACAGAATTATAAATGAGTCGGCAATAACTTCTTTCGTCTTTTCGCATGCTTTATCTAAATCTTTCGATGCTAAGGATATTCGAATTCCCGTTACTCCTCTGAACCTGCATTCTTTTTCCAACGCTTCTAGCCCACCTTCTCTTACAATTCGTCTGGCAAGGTCAAGCCCGTCTTCCCTGCCTCGTTCATATTCACGCATTTTATTCATTGTGTTAGACCTCCACTCTTTTTTAGTTTTCCCATCCAACAGCCCTCCTTATCTTCTGAGTCAGAATGTCAAACTGTAAGAATAATTCCCTGTCCTTACATTTCCTTGCTTTTATGTCACAGTCATAATCATTTATCTGATATTTCCCTTCTAACAGATCGCCATTATCCAGATATCTTTGAAAGACTCCCTTAGAAATCCCGAACCGTTCCAAAATCTCTATTCTGCTCATACTGTCGACGAATGTACCATCTGCTGTAACAATGTCATAAAGTTTCATTTTATCTCCTTGCCTATCTTTCTTGTTCCGTACCCAACCGGAGTATATGCTCTGTCGGTACTGGGGTGGTTCGTCTTGAGCAAACCATCATCAACTAGATTATTGATATGTTCCCAAACCGTAGCTCTCCCGGCATCCACTTTTTCAGAAATCTCTGTAATCGACGGTGCATATCCAACCAGTTTGATATAACTGACGATATACATATATATTTCTTTTCTGAGAGCCTGTCCCTGTTCGTATCTATTCTTTGTGTTGTACGGCATTTTGATTCTCCTTTTCCAATTCTTTTGCCTTATTAAACATCTTGGAAAGATAATTCGAATAAGCAACAAGCATGTGATCTACAAATCCATTTTTGTTATATTTTTCAGATACAACATGGATCTGTTCAACTACCTGCTGCCAGTATTCATCCTTTGCCTCAATTCCGGCAGTCTGGAGGACCAGTGCCGGAAAGTCAATCTGTAAAAACTTTATGGTGTTCGGTATCTGCTCATGCGTCACTCTCATACTTACGCACCTTCTTCTACCTCAAAACTCTGTTCAAGAAGTCGCTCGTTATCCTTGCTAAACGCCTTTATATAGCTCTGTTTTATCGGTCTGATAAAATGTATGCCGTTAGCTGATTTAGCCCGGGAAACAGCCACATAGAACTGTCCAGGATCCCAACAGCAAGGGTCAATGTTGATTTTTTCAAATGTCTGTCCCTGTGATTTATGAATGCTGATTGCCCAGGCAAGTTTTACCGGGAACTGAGAGAAAGAGCCTACTTTCTTACGGACAATCTTCTCTTTCACGATCTTCCGACCATCCTTTTCTTGTTCGGATTCCTCAATAACCTGTTTCTCAATGTCTTTATTGTATCTATATAAGCTAACTGTTTTGCCCTTATCAGTTTTGATAACCAGATAAGATTCTTCAAATTCTCCGTTTTCCACAATTTTCTGAATGATGCCAATCGTTCCATTAACGTAGTTTCCAGACAAATCATTGACTGTAATCATCACTTTTGCACCGATGTTAAGAATTAAGTCCTCTCTGGCAAATGCAATGTTCTTAATATCGGCAGATGTTAGCTCGCCGTCAACTGCTGCATGAAACACTTTTTCGGTCTTTTTATCCAACTTGCCAAGGAAAGTATTGTTAATTCTGTCAGCTTCTGCATTAGTGCCAACCAAGAACGGCGCTTCCGGTATAACTTTGTCTGATTCGTTGTTCTCCAGATATGCAATGGATTTTCTAATATTGTTGCCATATTTAATATCATTCAGCACATACTTAAATCCCTCATCATTCTGCCTGCATACCTCATCAAGTTTGATATATTCAAATCCCATTTCTTTCCAGTATTCAGACATGAAAGCATATCCATGTTCATACTTTCCACCCTTTCCATAATCAGATCCATACATCCGACAGAGAATTTTTCGATCGTCTGTCGTAATAACTGGCGGAAGCTGGTAGAAATCACCTATCACGATTAACTGAATGTCTTCTTTGTCCTCTCCGATCAGAAGTCTGTCAACTGCTCTCTCTTCATTCTCCGTGATGATCGTCTTTGCAATCATATTGAACAAATCGAACCGGCACATGCTGATTTCATCAATGATAAGAACATCTGCTTCTTTCAGAAGTTCAGCTCTGGATTTCACCTTTTTCTTATAGTCCTCAAATTTAATTGAAATATTCAATGCTCGGTGTACGGTAGTTGCCCCATATCCGATATTATCCGCTGCAATTCCAGTAGTGGCGGATACCAGAATATTTTTACCAGCTTTTTCCGCCTCATCGATGAACGTTTGGATAACCGTTGTCTTGCCTGTTCCTGCGTCACCTGTCAGGAAAACATTGCTGCCAGACAGCATTGTATCTAATGCATATCTCTGCTTTTTATTGAGATCGTCTTTTTTCATTTTGTAACCACTCCTTGTAATAATTATGTCAACTAAATATTTTTACAATATTCAATTAATTTTGTCATATTAAATCTAATTGTATATGCTTTTTAATTTTGTAACCCATGTGTAACCGACTTTTTCAACCTATTGGTTACGCAAAAAACCCTTATTTTATGCGGGTTTCAGAGATATGTAACCGTGTAACCAATGTAACCAAGGTTTTTATATAGGAGAATCACTAGAGTATATGTTTTTTATACACTCTCAAACTTTCTCCTATAGGATGTTTTTTTTCGTGTTACAACGGTTACATGGTTACAAATTACGAAAACGGAACATTTGTTTCGGCATCAGCTGGCAGAAAACCAGTTTCAATAACCTCATTTTCTTGCTCGTTTTCAAGACTTTTTATATCAACAATCTTTACCGCAATAAGCCTCATTACACTTCCACCGTCTCTTTTTAGTACCGTATCTCTTTTTCCTGTGTGCTTGATTAACTCTCGATTAATCGCCCAGGCCGAAAAGGCTTTTCTGGAGAATCCATTGTTCTTCAAAAGGTTTTCAAGAGGTTTCGGATAAAAATATACATATACATCTCCATATTCATCTGGCGTTTCCTTGAATCCCCACTGATCACAGCTAAATTGCGCATCAAAGTGCTGTCCGTACACTGAGAGACTTTCAAGAATGAATTCATAGCATCTCTGACCTTCTGATACATCTTTCTTGCGTGTAGGTATGTCTACAACGTCCTCGACCGTCAGCTCACGTCCATCCTTAAATATGAAATCTGTAGCTAATTTGTCAGCCAGCAGAAATGTAGATATTGCCATTACCTGCTTTGCTGGAAAGTCATATCCGTCAAAACCTTTCTCAATTTCGGCTTTCATTTCTTTCAGATCATCCGATGTGAACTGTTTGAGATTTCCAACGAACACTCTTCCAGCAAAGCCGTAGTTCTTCACGACAATGCCGTTAATCTCTGCTGGATTCTCGTAAATATCCTCACAACATTCAATTTCAATAATTCTGTTGATAGCTCCGCCGGAATCTGCAAATTCCGAAATAGGGTTCTCACCGTTGCAAATAGTCACATTACTCCATGTATTTTCCTTAGCTGCTCCGAGGTCCTTATTTGAACGTGCTTTTCCTTTGCCAGAACAGAGATTGTAAATCAATGTTTCGTAGTTATCCCGGATATACTGAGAAGCATTCTTCGAGTCGTCCAGAATCATCGGAAAGTTATTGAGCATATCTGCCCTTGTCTCCAATGATGTATCTGTTGAACGAAAATTCCCAACGTAGGCTCCCGGTGCCGGATTCCCCCAAACCGATGCCGCTATATTGATTGTTACCGTCTTTCCGCCTCCTGTCTGCCCATAGAAATCTACGATGAACGGTAGCGCATCAAGCGGCTGTATAAGAACACTCGCAAAAGATGCTGCCAGTGCTATTCGCGGTTCCAATCGTCCGCATGATCGTAGCTGCTTAGCCAGAGTCACCCACTTGAAGTAGTCTCCACTTTCCTGTATACTTTGGAATAGCGTTTTAAAGCGGTATTCACCGTCAAAAACGATTGAAAGGTCGTAAGGGACAAATGTATTACCATGCCACCCCAGTTTGCTTGTAGAGTGCTGTATGTCGATCATATCGGCATTGTACATTTCAACATCCGCCAGATACTTTACGAGAAGCCTTGCATTCTCTGAGTTGACCTGCACCCCGAACCTTGCAAGATTAGTTATTGCCCTGGAAGTCACAATGTCAATTTTTGGAACAGTTATTTCTGTCCAATATCCATCCCTTTTAAAAGCCACCGTGATCTGTTCCTCTCCTGTCTCGATGTTTTTTAGACGACGTATCGGCATGATCGGGTGGTGACATACAAGTTCTCTTGCCTTAGATGTTTCAGAGGAAAATATTCCGTTCTCTGTAGCTATCCAGCTACCACAAGCCATGTTAGGATATTCCTTATCAACAGAATCAGGATAAAAGTTTGTGATGTTTTCAACTAACTGCATAGAACGATTTACTTTTTCTTCTTTTTCCTTTTCCTGTTCTGCTTTCTGAAATTCCTTTATGAACTCTTCTGCTATATGCTTCGCTTTCACACTTTTTGCCCGGTCCATCAGCTTAAACTTGATTTCTGAGCGGTCAATTTTACTTTTTACTGAAAAAAGCTCTTCATACAACTGCTTTTCCATAAAGTCTTGTGCCTGTAAGTTTTCAATATTTTCAAGAATTTTTCTCACCTCCTGACTTAGCTGATAACATTTCGTATCTGCTTTTTTCTTTCTCAAGATTAAACTGGCACATATACCACTCTTCTGAATCAGGAGGGAACGTTTTTAGTGCTGTTTCGTACATAAGTATGTTCTTTTCTACCTGCTCAATCTCATTAGGATCCTGAACAGGGTTGTATCTTTTTGCTTTGATATCTCGCACTTCATGCCTGATCTGGTTACGACTTTTGCCTTTTTTTGAAATATAAGTACCGCCCAGCTCAATAAATGCAGTGCTAAAAGGGATGGATTCGTATTGCATCACGAAATCAAACACATCGCCACCGGTTCCGCAGCCGAAACAGTAAAAGGAATCATCGTAGATTTTGCAGGATGCTGACTTTTCCTTATGAAAAGGGCAACATATAAATCCTGCTCTATTCGGCCTTAGTCCGTATCTGGAAAGAATTTCCGACATTTTCACTGACTGTTTGATTTCTTCCTTAGTCATGACAGCAGCTCCACGATCTGCCGCCCGGTTTCTTCTTTTGTACAGAATTTAAATCGGACTCCGTATCTATCTCTGATTGTGCAGAGAGATTTATACAACTGGCAGCCATCAACAGCCTTGTCAGAGATTACAGTCTTTACTCTCTTACCGTTTACCGTCTTCCAGATAACTTTATGTTTTCGTGGATTCTCCCAGAAATATACATCACCAACTGATTTAATATCTGGTCCATGCTCACATAGGATAATCAACTGAATACCTGCTTCACGCGCCCTAATCAGCTCTGCTTTGAACCTTTCATGCTGTTGGCAGACATTTCCACAAAGCTCCTGCAAATCTTTTTTACGGTCAATACAGAGTTTTGCATTATCCAGCGATTGATAATCGCCGCAATACAATTTAGAGCGAAAATACTGCACTCCAAGGCTATCAAACTGACTCTGAATCCGTTCCCATTCTGATTTATGTTCCCTTGTGTCCACTTGTATAACCATTAAAAACACATCCTTTTAATTAAATGGAAGTTCTTCCTGTACACTATCCGGAATACTCATAAAGTCCGTACCTGCCGGACTTGCTCCCATGATAGCTTCTTCCTTCAGATGATCGTCATAGGCCTTTGTGGTACGCTCTTCCGGAATATCTGCATCTTTGATTCCTTCCACGCTGCGGAACCATGCAAGTTTGTGACGTTTTACTTCTTTATTGTCGTACCAGTCTCTCTCCAGACGGAAGATGCCGCCGATCAGTTTTCCCTTAAACTGCTGCCCGAAATTATCGCCCCACTTAACGGCAAATCCCGGATTTGACTTTTCTACGCATGTGATAAAAGTTTTAAGATTACGGACGCCATACTCTACACTCTCGTCAATGACCATATAGTTAGTGCCGGCATTCGGATATTTCTTGTCTGGACGGATATCATTTTCAAACTGCTTCATAAAGTACCCCGCCTGTTCGTCTCCTTCTGCAAAATCAAACAAGATAACGAGCATATCAAGTCCACCCTGTGTTTTTTTCTCTAATACCTGCTTAATTACCATTTTGTGCCCGCCAAGAGCAATCGGTTCAAATTCTCCTGCTGCCTGTGTAGTATCGTAATTATTCGGTTTCTGCATTGTCTGTTCCTCCTAATTCATAATAATCCCTGATAACCTTGTCAACTTCTGCAAGGTCGTTATCAATAGTCAAACTGTCAAACATTCCAATCGGGGATTTACTTACCGCTCCCTGACTGGACTGAGTGACAAATAAGTGTTTTCCACTCTCTTCAATGCAGCGAAGAACGATAGTAAACATGCCCTCGATGCAAACTTTTTCGTCCAGAAGCTTACCAATTGTCTTAGGCTTTACTTCCCCGGAATCGTCTTTTTCTTCATGCATCATAAGGTAAACAATTTTATTCTGCGGTACTTTTGTTACAATGAACTGGATAAGATTCCAAAAATAGTCTCCAATATCATTGTACAGAGCGAACACTGCATTGCCTTTTCCAGCAGAAGCGTGTCCCTTCATAAAATGATTCGTGATAAGATACCCTGCATCATCAATTACGATAGACTCTGCTTTTGATGCGATCAGGCACTTCATTACCTGCTGGTAATCATCTGTAAACCATCCGTCAATCTTTCCTTTAAACGGAAGCGGTTTATTCAATACTCTAATAAGATTCCAGTGTTCATTCTGGCAGTTCCTAAGACTGGTACTCTTGCCAGAACCAGATTTTCCAATAATTAATACGGGTGTTGCCATTGCTATTCCTCCTTGTCATAAACCACATGTTTGCTGCCCTCAATAATCAGCAAGCTTGCAATATCTTTCATTGATAAGGTTGATTCGTTATAGATTTCGACCAGTGCGTTGTATGCGTCTGATGAAACCTTTACAACCTGATTATCTTTCCCAGTTACCAGTTGCTTCTTTCTTGCCGGAATACGGATTTCAAATTCACTCACCGATATTTTCCTCCTTATATGATTTCTGAGCCGTTAAAAGCCCATTTAAGGCTTGTACGTAACTCGCCAATGTTCTTGCCTTGTATGATTCTTCAATAGGATTATCCGGGACTGTGGCAAGCTGTATATCAATCAATCTCAGAACCTCATTAATTCTCTCATCCATGTTCACACCGCCTTGAAAAAGCAGTACAGGTTATCCGAAGCGTCCCCGGACTTCTCTCCATCAATGTCTTCAGCTTTGTGATACTCCACATGGTCCAGAGACATGTCACAGTTCTCATAATCCAGAATGTAATCACCTCTGGATTGAAGCTCCCTGAGCAGTTCGTTGATACATCCTGCTATCTCCAGGCTGGGAAGAAGTTTCATAATCGCTATTTGCTTACTCATTTGGACACTTCCCATCTATCAGAAGTTCCAACAAGAATGCTTTGATTTTATTAAGCTTTTCACGGCTTTCTTTCTCGGAAAATGGATTAAAAGATACATTCTGATATAAATCCCATTTAAATTTGCCTTTGGGGAGGAGAACATCTTCCTTCCTTTTAACCCCTCTTACTTCCAAACCGTAGCCCGAAAAATCAAAGGTGATATTTGCTACCGGAACTTCGTTCACAACTCTTTTACAGAGTTCATAAATTTCATCAATCTCTTTCTCGAACATCTTCTTATCCTCCTTATTTCCTACTGCCAGTCTGCTTTCATCTGGCGTACCGCCCATGCTGCCGAGATACCGAAAAAAATATTCAACCAGATAGGTATATCCACATATTTCCCGGCAAGCATACAAACAGCAATTAGCATATACTCTTTCATTTTATTTCATTTCTCCTGCAATCCACGCAAGGTTGCTCGCTACCAGTGCGGCGGCTGTCACAATCCATGCCGTGAACCATCTTTTTGACTTTTTCTTGCTTTCTTCGACAATTTCAGTCGCAAGTGCTACTTCGATGTCAGCCCATGTCGGCTGATTTTCGTTTTTAATTTCACTCATATCTAGCTAATTTCTCCTTATTTTTTCTTATTTGTCTTTACAATTAGCAGATAGAGGCTTATAATTAACCTGTATCCACTAAGGTGCTTTAGTGGGTGCAAAGCTCCGGGGCGGAGGTGTCAGCTCCCTCCGGGGCACTCACTTATTGAGAGCTGCCTTGCCTTTCCAGACATGACCAGTCACTTCATAAACCTTTCTGGGACTTATAATGTATGTGATTCGTCCACCGGAAAGGCTTTTTGCTGGCTTATTATTCTGCACAGCTACGCCAATCGGTAACCATCCATACACAATTCCTGCCCGGATTGCTGTAATAGGGAGTCCGATCAATTGACTCGCATCGGCTACGGTCATATTCTCTGATGAGAACTCCGGCATCTGTGGGATTGCTGATATGATTCTTGCGACCTCTGCAGCGAACTGATGGACTTCTGCATTTTCTTTAATGTAAGTATCAACTTCGCTCATTTCATACTCCTTTCTTACTTTCTTTCTGGTCAGAATTACTGCAATCAATAACTCCGTCCATATACCCCAGAATATAATGCTTCTTATCTTCTGGGAACTTACAGTGCTCTGCGTGACTCACATAAAGGAGTTTCCGCTTAATACGTTCCTTGTTCTTTCTGTGCTCCCTTATTAGAATAAGTCGCAAAGTGTATGGTCGTGTCCACTTCCATATCAATACGGAAACCATCCGGTGTACAGGAAATCATGAAACCTGTACATTCACGTCCGAAATCCTCTCCGTTGATGCGGAAGATTTTCTTTTCTGTGTCAACCTCGATTGTTTTAAGTTCGTGTGGAACGAAAATTTTATTCATAATCTACTCCTTTCCCGTTTTCTTTCTGGTCAGAATCATCTTTTTTCTCAGAAAAACTTTCCGTCTTTCCGAGAATGTAACCCTTGTCAAATTCTGACATCTTAGGAATCGCGTTTTTTAGCTTTTCAACGATTCTTTTTTCTTTTTCAGACATGTACTCACTCCTTTCTTGTGATATACTCCCAGTAGACGGGAGGTGATATTGTGTATCTCAATAAAGAACAATTTAATTTCTTGAAATATCTTTCAAGCAAAGAAAAAATTGAATATTCTTCTCTATCGGAAAATGAAATCAAAATTTCAAATTTTCTTGAAGAAGAAAAATTGATTTCTGTTAATAGAGAATCTTTTCCTAAAATCAATCAAGACGGTCAGGTCAGATATGCAAAAGGAAAAACTCTCTCTATTACGATTTCCGAACAGGGAAAATCTTATATTGCTGAAAGAAAACATGAATTTAAAAAGTTACTATTGAAAGATGTGGCTATTCCGATTATTGTTTCGATTCTTACCACCCTAGCACTAAACGGATTAAAACTGTTGCCACACTTGCTACAATTGCTGGAATCACATATTCCATAATCGGATGGCGTTTCATATTTTCCACCTCCTTTGTTTACCTTGTAAACACAGTATAGTCCCTTAGACAACATTTGTCAATACTTTTTTGTTGACTTTGTAAACATTTTATGATATTATATTTTCAGAAAGGAGGAATTAAATTGAAAGACAGGTTTAAAGAGTTGCGAAAAGAATTAAACGTAACTCAGCAAGAATTTGCAGACAAACTAAAGATAAGTAGGAATTTTGTAGCGCAAATTGAAATGGGAAGCAAAGTTCCGTCAGATCGGACTATTGATGATGTTTGCAGAGAATTTAACGTAAACGAAGAATGGCTCAGAACTGGAAACGGAGATATGTTTGTACCCGGAATTAAAGACAAACAAATTTCTGCCATGCTTGCAGACGTAATGAAATCTGGAGAAGATTCTTTCCGACACCGTCTCGTGTCTGCATTAGCCAGATTGGATGATGAGGGATGGGACAATTTAGAAAAACTTATTGACATGATTTCTAATAAGTAAAAAGAAAGACAAGGGCAATGCGCAAACCCTTGTCTTTTTTAATGTTATCCGATTAGCCTTTTCACAAATATATAAATCACTTCTATCCAATGATTATTCGTGCATTTTTCAACCATCTCAATAATCTCTTTCTTATAATCCATAAATAACCCTCCCTGTCGCAACTACCACTTACACTACAGTATATGTCCGGCTTGTGGGAAATAGAACCGAACATTAGTTCGCTTTTGCTATTATACCACCTATTCCGACTCTTGGCAACTGCCAAATATACACATGGACTTTTGTTATTTCGTAGGCAAACTTTACAATCTCAAAGAAAATTATGCTTTTGCAGAGGAAAAATGCGAGATCACAAACTTTTCCACCGCCGTTGTTTGTATGTGGATACTTCTGGACAGAATGCTCCTGATATACCATATACGAATGAACTATCTGCATATCTTTCTGATTATTATTGGAAATTATCTTTTGTGGGGTATGTACAAGACTAAATACCTTATAGATCAGCAAGAGAAGTACAAAGCACTTAAAACATTTCTTTTTCATCTAAATCACTCTATTTCGTTCTAAATCTTTACAATATGCTCTTAAAATGATAAAATAAAAATACCACGAATAACCGTACTTTACATAATATTGCAAAATCAGCGGTACAAAATACATAATCCGCATAAAAAGTGCGAAGTGTGGCGAAAACATATCAGGAGGGTGTTTATCATGAATGAAAAGAAAAAATATTGTAAGCACTGCGGAGAGCTTATTGACGATGACTGCGTAGTGTGTCCGAAATGTGGAAAACAAGTTGAACAGTTAGAAAGTTCAAGAGATAGAGACATTATCATTAACAATTCTACATCTTCGTCAGCAAGTGCAAGCTCTAGCACACCATATATAAAAAGAAAAATGCCATGGTATTTAAGTTGGCTTTGGATTTTCATTTTAGGAATCTTCACTGGTGGAATTTATTGGATTGTAGGAATTGTAATGAGAGTAAATTGGAAATCGCATAACTAGTAAAAACCGCCCCGGCATTGGCGTACCGGGACGGCGTTTATACATCTCCGAAGAAATGTATGCTGGCAAAACATATTGTATCATCTTCGGAGCAGTCGAACAACCCAGAAAATTTGTTCGGCTGTTATTTTTATACCTAAAACAGCTATAAAGAAAAGAGGAATAAAAATGGCGAAGAAAAGAAAGAAATATCCAAAATTGCCGAATAGTTTCGGCAGCATCCGTTATCTTGGCAAGAACCGGAGAAACTGTTTCGCAGTACATCCACCAGCTACACCGGACGATACTGGTAAACTAAAACGTCCGCCGGCAATCTGCTATGTGGATGACTGGATAAAAGGTTTCACTGTCCTGACAGCATACAAAGCCGGCACGTATCAGCCCGGCATGGAACGGACTCTTGAGGTGTCCCCTACAACTGACATAGATACTCTTATAAGCCGCTTGATTGCTGACTACAATACAATCAAGGGTGTCGAAGGAAAACACCCGGAAATCAAGAAATTGACGTTCTCAGAGGTATATAAACAGTTTTATGCGTGGAAGTTCCCAGAGGGGACAAAACTGTCATACAGTTCAAAGGAAGCATATCGGACAGCTTATACAAACTGTACCGTTCTGCACAATCGCATATTCGAAGATTTAAAGGCTCCTGATATGCAAAAAGTTATTGATGATTGCACGCTGAAAAAGCAAAGCCAGATGGCTATCCTGACTCTGTTTAAGCAGATGTACAAATATGCAGTCTACTCAGAAATTGTAACGGAAAATAAGGCGTTATATGTCCATGTCAATGCTGATAATGACACCGAACACGGAACACCATTTTCTGATCAGGAGATGCAGGTACTGTGGAATAATACCGACGATCCAGAAGTACAGCTCATTCTTATCATGTGTTACTCTGGTTGGAGAATCGGGGAAGTGCTAAAACTTACGACCAACTTAGAAGAAAGATACTTTCAAGGTGGAATTAAAACAAAAGCCGGTAAAAACAGAATTGTCCCGATACATCCTGCTGTATATCATTTTGCCGAACAGAAAGTGCTGACACAAGACGGAAAGCTATGCGTATATACTCAGCAACACCATAGAAAAGCGTTGTTCTATCCTACACTGGAACGCTTAGGAGTAGTCGGTAATCCGAAGCACACGCCGCACGACTGCCGGCACACCTTCTCCGCGCTGTGCGAAAAATATGGCGTCCGGGAGAACGACCGAAAACGAATGCTCGGCCACTCTTTTGGAGGAGATGTCACAAATGCGGTATACGGCCACAGGACACTGGAAGAACTCCGGACAGAAATAGAAAAGATAAAAGTTCCATTTGTGACTAACTGTGACTAACGGAACCGTTTTTAATCTTTCTAAAACAACCGAAATATCATTATCGAAATGCCGGAAACCCTATTAAAATCAATGTTTTCAGCGATTTTGCAAGGATTTCCCACATTTCATTTTCATTATTCTAATTTTATTAATTGCGACCAACAAATAGAATTTAGAAAATTGCGCAAATGCCTGTAAATACAGTGTTTTTGGCACTATTATATTAGGAAACAATATTTTTATTTGTGACTAACGTGTGTCTAACGATAACAGTCTAAAACTTCCGAAATGATACAAAATATGTTTATAAATAAAATTCCCGGGGAATTAACCCCGGGATATTTTTATATGGCAATCAAATCTTTCCATGTGGCGGGTCCGCAAATACCATCCACTTCCAGAACTTCTTTCCTGGATTCCTGATAAGCTTTCAGAGCGCAAATCGTGTTCGTATCTGCTGTCCATGTAAGTTTCAGAGCTTTGCCGCCTTTTCCTTTAAAACCTCTGGCTCTTAAGATTTCCTGTAAGAGGAGCACAGATGTGTTTTTATCTCCTGCTTTTACTGTTTCTGGATTAAACATATATTTCTCTCCTGTCTGTGCAGTATTAGATGATGTATTCTCAGGTTTTACGGGTGCGGATGCATCGGATACAATACTATAATCTGGTGTACAGAACTTAGTTCCGGGCATCTGGCTGTTAAGATAACTCTTTGCGCAGACACCGCCGCCATTTGCAATAATTCCAGATGCACCAGAAGTATTTCCCTCGATGGTATAGAACCTGTCTCCGATTACAGCCGTTACGATGCCGGTATGAGTGAAAGTTCCATTATGATAAAAAATTACAATATCACCGATCTTTGGATTAGCGTTCCTTGTAAACAGATTACCAAGTGTTGGACAGTAAACATAGGGCCAGTGTTTCAACAGTTTTTTTGCTTTTTCCTGTCCGAATGCTTCCATAAAGCACCAACTCACGAATGCTGCGCACCAAGGCTGTCCTTGATATGATGGCTTAATGTCTCGCCAGTACTTCGTATAGTTGCTCGAACCGGCGTTTGCAGTCTTACTGTCGAGCTGACTATTGCTCTTCTTTTCAAGGTATCCAATCTCATTTTTTGCAATGAGAATCACTTTTTCAATAGCTTTATCCATTGCAGAAACCTCCTCTTTGTAATCCTTATAGAATACATCCATGTCAACGTTACCACTAATGCCGGATACTTTTCCTCTACTGGAATACTGCCAGCCTACACCAACAGATGGACGCAATCTTTCCTGTACAGAGCCATTATCACTAGCCGGATAACGAGCAATCCAGCAATCGTACTTTTTCAGGGTGTCTGACAGAACGTTATTGTACCAATCAAGATTGCAGTAGATACCGACCTTATAACCGGCTTTTTTGATTCTGGTCAGAAATGCTACTGCAATGTTCTCAATCGCCTGTTTCCCAAGGTTTCTCTGCTGACTCCATTCAAGGTCGTAGAAGATTGGAAAGTCCATTCCGCGTCCGCCAAGAACAGAAATTACGCTCTCAGCTTCATCAATTGCCTGTGCCGGTGTCAGAGCGTAACTGTATTTATATCCGCCGACAAGGATTCCATTTGACTTGCATCCTTTGTAGTTATGTTCAAAAGAGGAATCAGTTCCAGATTTTTGATGGATTCTCAATATTGCAAACTT